TGCCCTTCGACGATGTAATCCAGCGAAGGGTTGACCTTGGGCCAGCAGGCTTCGTCCTTGAACGGGTCGTCGCCCTCATCCAGCGAGCAGATGAACGCGAAGAAACTGTCGTCATCCTCAATGCCCGCGCAGATCCGCACGCCCAGGTCGTGGTACTGACCGCAGACCGTCTTTTTGTCAGAACCGCTGTTAGTGATCATCACCACCATGGCTTTGCGGCGGTTCTTGGTACCGGCGCGCATCATGTTTACGGTAGTGGCGGTCTTGTGTTCGTGCAGCTCATCCAACAGGCCGATGTGCGGACGCGGGCCGGACTGGCCTTCGTCGGCACTGATCGGACGAAAGAACGAATTGGTGTTGGGGTAGAACAGGTTCCAGACTTTTTCGTCGCGGCCTGACTGAAGCAAACGCTTGGACAGCAACGGCGACATGTTCACCATCGACACCGCATCACGGAACAGGATCATGGCCTGATCGCGCTTGGTCGCAGCGGCATACACCTCGGCGCGTTGCTCGCCATCGGAAACCAGCCCGTACAGGCCGATACCGCCCACCAGCGGGCTTTTACCAGAGCCCTTGCCCGTCTCAATGTACGCAAGGCGAAAGCGGCGAAAACCGTCCTCGGTCATCCAGCCAAACAGGCTGCCCACCACAAATGCTTGCCACGGTGCTAACAGGAACGGCTTGCCCTCATAGTCGCCGCCGTTGAGGCACAGCACGTCTTCGAAAAATCCTATTGCCCGATCTGCCAGCTCTTGAACCCAGACCAGGCCACGGGCCGGGCCGTGCTCCACATCCTGCAGATGTCGCTTGCAGGCGTTGCGGACGTTGGGACCGGCGACAATTTCCCCAGACAGCACCGCGTGTGCAAAGCTGGCAACCCGGTCATCAACTAAAGTATTTGTTTGCGGCGTCTCGTTGCTCATGTGGGAACAGCTCACCTTGACCTTGCGGCAACGTCTTCAGGTTGCGCCGAGCCATCGGCGATAGACCAAACTGAGCACCTGCCGCGTTAGCGCGTTTTTCGGCGTCATTCGCCAGTTGGCGCAGGACGTGCATTTGCTGCGCGCCGGTTTTGAATGTTTGAATATCGCCACCCAACTCGTCATCGGATGCCGCATTGCGCTGGGCGATCAGTCGTTGGTAACGACGCCAATCCGCAACAGCCTGGCAATACGTCGCCAGCGCCATGGAATCCAGATTTGAAACGAGGCCCAGGGCGATCAGTGCGGGAGTCAACTGCTTCCACTCAGCAATGGCTTCAGCCGACAGCACATCCGGCATCGGCGGGGCTTCAACCGGGAAACCAGGCGAAGCGACTTCAGCCAACAAGTCGCCCACGTTTTCCCGACCACGATTGCCCTGTAAAAGTTTGAGCGCCGCTGGTCTTCCAAAGCGACCCGAGTTTCCGTTTCCGGCCATAAATACCCTGCCTATTGATACCCCCCCTCCCTCATTTTTCCCGACGTTGCGAAGCGAGGGGGGCGAGCGGTCTAGAACGAAGTCCAAAAATAGTTTTTCACCCCCCCTACCCTCGGGGCGGTGCATTTTTGGGTGCGGCGACAGCGGATGCTCACCGATTCCAGTGATGGCCGGGGTCAGTCGGTCTACCGTCAGCCCCGCAGCCAGGAAGCCGTCCCGTCTTCTCCATCCGCTGCTTTGTCGAGTCGTGGCAGAACTTGCACAGGCTCGCCCAGTTCTTTGGATTCCAGAACAGCTTCCATGCCGCCTTTATCCGAACGGGATCGCCACTGTCCTTGGCGTCCTTCAGCTTGGGGGCGATCTTGTGGTCGACGATGGTCGCCGCCACTGGCCGCTGATCCGTCGAACACATCGTGCAGTAAGGATGTTCGCGCAGATGGCCGTCGCGGGACTTCTGCCACTTGTAGCCGTAACCACGTTCAGTGCTGCTGCCGCGGCGGTCATCAGATGGTTTGGTCATGAGTGAAAGCTCACTGGTCCGCCCCTCCATTAGATGGCCTTACATCGCAGACGCCGAGACGCTTTGCCGCCCATCGTTCGTACAAGCCGATGGCAACATCGGCACCGGCCATGGCCGTCAAACAACCAAGGCCACCCGCTGCAACAATCGAAACGCCCGCAGCGTGCAACAGCAGCATGGTCGACAACCCACAAGCCACGCAGGCGCCCGAGCGCAATGCCAGACGGCGCATCAACGACCAGCCCCGCACCCCTGCCTTATCAGCTCGCCACATCTCCCCCGACACACCGCCGACCAGCGACAAGGCAATCACCACCCAGATCGGCATTTCTGCCAATGCTTGCTGCTCGTTAGTCATTGCTCACCCCATAAACGCAAAAACCCGGCGCAGTGGCCGGGTTTAATGTGGTGGTGCTTGCCGCTTTCGGCGGTCGCACCTATCGAAGATGGCTACTTTTTACAGGTGGAATTTACTGGCAGCAAGCCACTTTTAATGCCATCGGTGAATATGTGGGTTTGGTAGCTGAACGCCCGGCGAATGTCGGCGAATACATCACCCCGGCTAGCGCTTTTGGGGTCTGCCTGCCCTGCCCCACTGTTCAAAATCAAAGTGGGACTAGGGAAAGTGCCTAAATCAAAGGCTGTGCCCCACTGTCCTACCTCTTTTGTTCTTTTCTCGTGTAGAGAGAGATTTATAAAAGCACGCGTGCGCGTAAAGCGCGCGTCATGCTGCCCGCTACGCTCACATGTGCAAGGGCTGATACAGGCGGGACGGTGGGACAGGCCAACAAGGACGCGGGCTGCGCTTGACCCACTGCTATTACATGCAGCGGGACAAGGCGGGCCATGGGTAGTTGACGGGGCAAACGAAAGGCGAAGGTATGGGTCACGCTGCTTTTTTCCCGAGCAGCAGGTCTGCGATGCACTCATGCGCTTGATGCAAGCGCTGGTAGTAGGTGTCGCGGCTACAGCCGCAGTGCGTGTACTTCTGCGACAAGAAGCTGTCGTGGTTGCAGTAATGTTCACGTACAACCACCGACAGCTGCGGCGGCAGATGTTTGTTAACGATCAACTCAATGTCGGCCGACTCATCGAGCAGCACTCGGCTGCCCCGTGTACCTCGAATCAACTCGCCCTTAGTTTCCATCAGCATGGCGATCATGTTGCCGCTGCCAGAGGCTTCGGGGGCTGCGCTGTGCAGATCCTCAGCCCAGAGCTTGAGCATGCTGTCGATGTGCTTAATCAAAGCAGGGTTCCTCGAATGCTTGCACCTGCAAGGCTGAGTGACCACCCCAGTTGTCAGGCTTCTTGTACGCCCAAGGACGCTGCCCGCTTTTAGCAAGAGCAGGCAGACGCACACGACGCCATCCAAGCCGGTGCATGATCGCACCGACGCGCATTTGCTCAGGCTTGCCCCAGTGCCCGAAGTCGAGTTTGAGTGCGCTGGCCAATACTTCGCTGCCGCTGGTGGTTTCGCCGATCTGCGATTCTTCCAACCAAGTCAGAATCGGACCTTCCCACTCATCCACCACAAAGCGCTCGTCTTGGGCTTCGGAGAACATCGCTGTTTCGTCGCGGTTGACCCACCAGATCTCGCCTGCCTCATAGCAAAACATCGCCTCAGCCCAAAGCTGGTCACGGATCTCGCGTAATTGCTCCAGATCGACCTTGGTACACGCCACCGGCCAATAACGGCGGTTACCGGTTGCGTCTTTGAGGTATTCGTCCTGGTTGGTCGTACCCACGAAAACACACTGGCGTGGCACGTCATTTGTTCTGCGGCCGTAGCTCTCGCGGTAGGTGTCGGTAGATGCCGAGAAAAACTGCTTGGCCTTGGTGCTTTCAGCCTTGTTGAAGCTGTCCAGCTCGCCCAGTTCGATAATCCATTTGCCACGGATCGCCTGAAAGCAGTCCTTGTCGCCCAAGGCAAACGGCGTATCCATAAACCAGTCGCCGCCTAAGATGCTCATGGCCGTGGACTTACCTTCACCCTGCCCGCCTTCAAGGATCATCACCGAGTCAGCCTTGCAGCCTGGGCGCATGACCCGAGCAACCGCCGAGATCATCCAACGCTTGCCGACTTTGGCGCTGTAACCGCTTTGGGTCACGCCCATCACCTTGTTAAGCCACGTATCGAGGCGCGGCACGCGATCCCATTCAAGCTTGTTCAAGTAATTGCGTACCGGGTGAAAAGAGTTGTCGTGGGCCACAACACTGACCGCCTCGATCACGCTGGAAGCCTTGACCCGCAGGTTGTATTGCTGGGCCAGCCACTTCATCACGCGAATATCATCAATATCACCCCAGTCCCCAGTACCGCCGCCATAGGGAGGCGTGCGCAATTTGACGATCTTGGAGCTGAACGCACTGAAGCTGATAACACCGGCCCAGCGCTCATCGTTGCCCAAGATCAATTCAACGTTTTGCATGTGTGCGATCAATGAGCCGTTTTCAGTACGGGCTAGTTGGTCTTTCCAGCCACCGGCAGCAGGCGGTCTGACCACCGACAACACCTGGCGGCGAACAGCGTCTAAACCTTCGGCACAATGTAGGTCGTTGAAGTCAGTCCACTTGATTTCTCGCTCGGCGCAGAAGACTGGCGCAACCACTTGGCCGCCGACGATAAGCGCAGCATTGGTGGCCTTTTCCTCGCCCGGATTCCAAGGATCACCGTTGGGCCGTTTAGTCTTCCAATCGTCGTCACGACAAATTATCAGCGGGCAGCCTGGGAATCGTTCGCGCATTAGCTTGGAGACGGGCAACAGGTTACCTGCGTCAAAAGCAATGGCCACCGTCAGCGAGGTGGCCATATGCAGGCTTACGCCCGTGGCATAACCCTCACACACCAGAACGGGTTCACCCGGCTCAGGATGCGGGCCAATCAGGTGGAAAGCGCCCTCTTTGGACATGCCATAAGGCCAATAGGATTTGTCGCGACCGGTGTCTGGTTGTTTCTCTGGGTAGATAACCTGTAGCCCAACGATCTGATCCCGAGCGTTACTCATCGGCACCAATAGAGCGCCGGACCGCGGCGCGTAACGGACGCCTATACCGATAATTTGCTTGCGATCCAAATAGGCGCTACGGCCTTTTTCAGGCATGCGCTTAAACAGACTTGAAGCACGGTTGGCGGCACGGCGAGAGGCGTTAGCGGCAATCTCGGCGGCGCGGCGTTTGCCTTCCTCTTGGCGAGCGCGCATTACATCGCGCTCCTCCTGGCTCATACGCCCGGCCTTGACCTTGATCTTGTTGCTGTCACCCGAACGCCAATCACCGAAACTGCCAAAAATCAGCGTCTCGTTCTTCTCAGTACGATGCTCGTGGATCACGTACCAGCCGTTTTTCTCTTTGCCTTTGTCCTGCGTGGTTTTGCAGCGGGTCAGCTTGCCGAATGTGAGCGGTTGCTCAGGCTCAAGGCCGTGGTCAGCGAATTGACCGAGAACGTCATCGAGCATAACGATTACCTACTTGTTCATTCAGTTGTTGGCAGGCTGCACAGCGCGTGCAACCGGTGACAGCTAGACGGCGAGCCAAAGGAATGGCCGAGCCGCAATCCACACACAATTCCAAAGAGGCAAATACCGGCTGCGCTTTGCGCGCGGCCAGAGCTAGGTCAATGCGCTCTTGCACGAGGTCATTAGCAAAATCTGCGATATCAGCCACGTTCTGTCCCCCGCGTGGTGGAGTTGACGTAGCACGCGCGGTTGTACAGGCCCAACAGCCCTTGAATACCGCGGAACACCTGCAAGCGAATTTCGGCCAGCTCTCTGTCGCAGACAACGCCGTCACCAATACTTTTAGCCCAAGCGTCCGCTAAGTCGGCCACTTGCCGGAAGTACATCGCGATACCTGTGGTCAACGTTTCGGGCATATCAGCGGTATAGGACTCGGCCAGCTCCTGCCAGATCGTGTCGCCCACCAACGCATGCACCGCATCAAGAATGCGGCGGTCTTTGGTCAGCTCCAGAATCTCGGCGAACTCTTGAACATTCACCGTGTGGCTTGGATGGGTCGGTGACAGCTTGTGCTGCAGCGTGGTGGGATTGCGGCCAGTGGTCGCCGCGATGGCAGCAGCGCCACCCGGATAGTCACGGGCGGCATGGTAAAGCGCCAAATCGAGCGGCAAAATTTCACGCTGCGCTCGCTGGGTGCAACTAAGAGCAATACGGCTCATGGCATTAATCCTTGAATGTTGCCAGTGCCGCGCGGCGTGTTGTGGTGGTACATTTGCCGCGTGGCTTGAAGAGGCCCAAAAAGCCGGTCTAGATTTGTAAGATCGAAACCGGCACCGTGCCGAGGCAAGCGATCCGTCGCTCACCTCTGGCGCAACAGCTGCCAGATCTGTGGTGGAGAAGGCAGCAACCCAAAGCTTCCGAGCCTTGGAAAGCGCGGTAAAGGGAGGCGGAATTGCATGTGGTGTGCCCGCCTACCTTTACCGCGACCCGGCGACACTGTGGTGGTGTGTGCCGGGAGGAACTGGGCGGCCTTATGGGTCGCCTTTTTTCTTTCCATGCTGCTTTGGTTTCTGTCACACCGAAATGATCCAAAACCTCAGCGAGCGATACACGGCCCTCGCTTTGACGAGTCAGTGACTTGATAAGCGAAACGCTTGGGTCTTTGCTGGCGTACTTAACGTGAAGACGTAGGTAATTGACCGCAATCTTGCAACGCCCGGCGTAAGCCTGCAGTGCTTCTGAATCTAAGCTGTCGATGTAGTCACGCAATTTCATGTGGTGTACCTCCGGGAGATGCAATTTAACCATAAGGGTTAACTATTGCAATACCTAGAAGGACATTCACCCCATAGGTTAATCTGGGCACAATCGCAGCATGAGAATTTCTGATACCCGACTGCACAATTTCCGCCACATCTTGGCCGAGAAAAAACTACGCCTAATCGACATTGCCGAGATTCTTGGCAAGGCGCCTGCGCAAGTGAGCGCATTCGGCGGAAAGAACTCTACCAAAGGAATTGGCGACCAAATTGCGCGCGAAATTGAAAGAGCCCTCAGCCTGCCTAACGGCTCACTCGACATCCCGCATGGCTTCGCAAACTTCGATAACGGCTCTGTGCTGGGCTACACGGGCAGAAAACTGCCTGTGATCGGTTCGATTGCAGCAGGCTCATGGTGCTGTTCAGACGACAGCTTTGATCCACGCGAGGCGGAAGAATGGATTGAAGCACCGGGGCCAGTTGGGCCACGTGCATTCATCCTGCGCGTTGAAGGTATCAGCATGGAACCTAAGTTTATGGAAGGCGATAAGGTGGTGATAGATCCATCGCTAGAAGCTTTCCCTGGGCACTTTGTGGCAGCCAAGCGCACCCGCGACGAAGCTACTACGCTGAAACAGCTGAAGCAGGAAGGGAATGAGCTGTATCTGTACGCGCTCAACCCTGATTGGCCAGAGCGCATTATTCGAATGACTGAAGAGTGGAGTATTTGTGGGCGGGCTAGGTGGAAGATTTCTGATTTGTAATCCGCATCGACTTATATGTATGACCGTAAACGCGTGATAATCTCAAGACCTTTTTGCAGCCCATTGAGTATGTTCCCTTGAGAATAGTTCCTCAGCTATTCTTACAAACTCTGAAAGCTCAGAATTCGTTTTAATTTTTTCAATCTCATTTACCAAAGGAATAATTTCGCTCGCCGTAAACTCATATGCCGCAGACAACTCGTTGAATTTTTTACATTGCCCCCAAGCAATCACCGCACCAGCGATTGTAATCAATACATCTACAGGCAATTTCACGTCGCTAAAACCAGCCTCTTCAGATATAGATAAAATAACGGCCAAAAGGTTAACGAGCATCAAAAAACAAAATATTAAAACCGAGCGTGCTTTATTTTCCTTTGCCTTATTCAAATACCAAGAAAGTTGGCTATGTATACGCCCACGCGAGTACAGCTCAACTTTTTCATCGAAACCCAACGACCTCAGCGAAATTAACGACTTAATATCATAATTTCCTACTGAAAAAACTTCCTCTCTAATTAGATTATTACTTTCCTCGCAAGCTTTTTTTATCTTTTTCCAATATAAGTTCTCCGCATCACATCCATCAAGCGGAACCGCCTGCATAATATACCGCCAACTTAACGTTTTGATAGTCTCTGTCAATGACCTCGCAGCGAACCAGGTCCTATCTGGTTTTTTTAGCGACGAAAACATAGACAGGAATAGCCCAGCAATTAATAGCAAACTCTGAGAGAACGGCAACCCCAATGCCAAATTAGGCCAAAACGATATAATGGACGCCAGCACAAGCACCAACAAACTTATAAGCACTATGCCATTATTTAATAGCTGATACCTCTTGGAGTATCTACTTGCAACACTCTTGATATCTGGGTACGAGATACTTTCAGAAACATCACTTGTATTTATCACGACACAGAGACCTCTAACATTCGGGAATCTTTATTTAAATCTTGAAGCTGCAATTTTTCAATTGGCACAGATAAGCAAGATGAAATTTTTTGCTTGTCCTTATAGTTAACAGGAAACATATATACGTGCTGCACAACTATCTCTTTCAGTATACGATCACAAACAGCATTTCCTTTAAACTCAGCAACCAACTCACTCAATTTTTTAAAATCAATTTTCTTATGAAAATCTAGAGTAATTGCCTGATTTATGAGTTTTATTGCCGGAGTAGGCATTTCATGTTCAATTAAAGAGAAAATCTCTTCAGCTTCAGCACACCCAGTAGAGCTGGCTATTTTTTTTATCACAGCATAAATAGCACTAAATGTAAAAAGTAAAAAGGCACTTTTTGCCTCCTTCTCAATTGCAACATTCGTTTGTAAAGGATTATCTTTCACCTGCTGAGAAATAGTTGACAATACTTCTCCTTTAGCCAGGTCCGACAACTCAATGAAAAACTGTAAAAATCTTAGCCCACAACCATTGGCCTCTTTCAAAAGATGAGTCATTTCATCTCGACTTAGAGAGGCGTGTCTATTCCTGACAATTTGGCCAATTAATTCAGCACTCTTAAATACTTTATTGATATTAGCAAAAACACTATTAGAGTCTAAATGCTCGCTAGTAGAACGAGAAGTTGTCTCTAACTCTTGATTATCATCAAGTCCTTGCTGATGCTTCATCCTCTCCTTTTGAACTTCACGCTCCTCAATAATGAGGCGCGGAATATCCTTAAGAAACTCCTCTAAAAAACTTAGGTCTTTAGCTTCTAAAGTTGCAGATCTATGATCTGTAAAAAGTGACATCAACGAAACTTGAATCTCATCAAGGATCCACGCTTCCTTTGTATGATGAGTTATAAATATTATTATATTGGCATAATCCTCTCGATGAAGACCATCAAGAAGCTTTGTAATTTCTTTTTTCACACTATCATCATTGCGAAAAGAATCTGCTATTTTTTTAGCTGCAAAAAAATAGTATATATAAGGATACTTAAATGAAATATCACCCTCAACTTCCACCAGAAGACTACAACCTATCAAATCATCCTTTATTTTCTTACGATCAACCTTAAGAAAAACCTTATCATACTGATCAAAAAAATCTTCCAGCTTAGTACAAACCAATGGACACCCATCATTATTGTATTGAGCCCATGCAATCTCCGTTAACACATTAATATAACGATCAATTTCATTTGACTTGATATTTATTTTTTCAAGCGCCTGGTAAACAAGACTTTGATAGCAATGACCATGGGACGTCATATCTAAGCGCTGCGGGGTATACGCCTCGAGCATTTGCAAAATAGAAATAATAAAAATTGGCTTAGACGGGATAAGTTTTTTCCGTATAATTGCATTGAGCTTCAAGGAAATATCATCACTTTCCTTATAAAGCTCTCGCTCATCAATAGACTCCTCCACACCTAAAGCTACCCATTTCTCTATTAACTGGGTACGCTTTACATTCCCAAAATCTCGAATAAATAGAACTTCAAAACCTTCAAACGAATCTATATCAGGCATAACATAACGAAATGTATCTCTTGCCAATATGATAATCTTATAGAATTTCGATTTCAAATTCACCAAAAGCATATCTAAATGCTTATGATTCAAACCATTCAAATGAAAATCATCAATTATGATAACTGTGTTATTTCCAACTGCAGAATAGTCACCTTGATAATTATCATATTGCTCAGAAACTCTTCGCCCTAACAACGCACTTATATCAGAAGACTTTACATCACGCCCATTGATATAGATAGGAAATTCCCCCTTCAAGAAAAACTGGCTAATTAAAAATTTAACCAACGACGTTTTACCAGCCTGCTCCTCCCCTGTAATAACAGTATTCTGCCCTCCATCAACAATTCTTTTATATGTAGCAGTACGTCTTATCTTGCTATTGAAATCGTTATTTAAAATTGTGAAATCTGGCGGAATGTAAATATCACTTAACCCGACCGTGGTTTTAAGCCTATGAACAAGTGATACCTCAGTATCGCCTAACCATAGCTGATGAGTATTCGACAACGATAATATAGGACTGGATGTCGTCACAATTTCTTTACTCTTGAGTTCTGAAAGTGTTTCTCTCAAACCAGAAATCACATCGTACCAAGCTTCATCTTTATCAGCCCATGCGCTTATAGGCTTCCTATCAGTAGGAAGACAATGAATATCAGCAATTGGAGAACCATGAACATCTGTACGTCGCAAAAAAACTGGAACTACTAAAGCGTCATTAGAGGCATGCTTTTCTAATGCCTCCTTCATTTCAACGTCAATACAGTAATAAGAGTGCATGAAGTCAGGGCTAATCAACAGGATAAAAACATCTGCCGAGTTAATACTTCTTGATATTTCTTTCCTCCATTCTGCACCAGCTTTAATATCACGATCCGTCCATGCTTCAATTTCTTTATTACGTACCATGGTGTCGAAGTATTTAACCAAGTCCTGTCGATAAGACTCATCTTCATGGCTATAGC